AAATTACAAAGACTACTACTCCCAAGCAAGTAGCGACCCCGTGGTTCAGCAGTTCCTGCTGCAGTTCTTGGAGCTTCAGCGCACCAGCGTTGGCGAGTACGGCGACTTGCTTGCACGCATCCAGTTAGTGGACGGCGACAAGGCGGGCATGCTTTTGATCGATCAGGAGCTGGGAGCCTGACCACATGGCAACCTGTAAATACACGTTCACTGGTGCTGACGGTAAGAGCATCACGGTTGAGGGTATACCCGCACTTAAAGAATTCTTGCTTCAAGGCGCCCTCGAACAATACCTGCCCAGTCGTGCAGCAGAAATGCTGGCGCCTAAAGCTGACGAAGATGTCGGCAGAAATAATCATTGTTGGTGTCATGGTAAACCCTTATTAGCAATTGATTTCGACTAAGCCAGCGGTGTCCAGCTCGTCAAGGATGTCGAGGAAATTATCCTGCATGTATTGGATCTGAGCCGCATCTGACCGCCGCGCAATCATAGCCTCCGTGTTGGCCTTGGCCAATCCGCGCTTTTCTAATCCGGCAAAGATGTCTTTGAGGGGGATGCGGTTTCCGATGAAAGTTTCCCGCTCTTCTCCTTGGATCGGGCCAGCTGGCCCGCTCGGCTGGCCAGCCTGCTTATTTGTTCCCGCGACCGACTCGCCAACCACTTGTCGTGTTGGTCTTGGTCCAGATTCGGCTGCTGTGCTGATTCGTTTTCCATCAAAACCTTCTTTCGTAAGTAGTAATTCTGCCGCACCTGCGTAGTCTTGGCTAGTCACTTGCAGATCAACGCCCAGCTTTTTGTAGAGTTCCTGTTCTGGATACCAAATCAAAGCCTGCAAAGCGGCCGGAGGTACGCGCTTGCCGGTTTGCTCTTCAACCATAGCCACCAACTGACGGGTTACATCACGTAGGCGCTGGCGTTCACCGCCGCTGGATGGGGAGTCGGTAGGCTTGTCAGCCGATTTAATAATCCCGTTAGACGCATTTACCAAAGCGGTTTTAACGCGAGCGCCTGAGTCGAACGCAGCCCGCTCTTTGCTAAATTGCCGGTTGTGTAGGCTGTATATTTTACGCGCCAAAGCAATTGCGCCCTCGTCGGTTTGTTGCGCAGCGGCAACATCTTCCGGCTTAAAGTCTGCGGCATAAATGCCCCGGCTTGAATCGCCGGTCTCAGCCAAAGCGGCACGCAGCTTGGCCACTTGCTTGGGAAACAGGACTGGGTCAAACGCCGGCAGCGTACCGCTAAGGCGGCCGATGGTGCGCATGAACCACATGTCCATGGTAATTGGTTCAAAGTTGCCGGTGAGATTACTATAAAAGCCGAAGCCAATCTTGGGACCAAAGATGGCCGAGCCAAGCATCTTCTCATCCATCGACTCGGAGCCAATTGGAAAGCCAATAGATTCCAGCTCACGCTTGGTAAACTCGGTTTGCAAAAAGCGGCGCAGAAGATCCGGCCCCATATCGGCCATCACATCGTTGGCCAATGCAAAGTTCTTAGCCATGGCCGGCGCGGATTTGCCTTTGCCGACTTCAGGGAATTTGCCTGTTTCGCGGAAGGCTTCGTATTGGCTAGACGCGTAAGTCAGGTTGGCTTCCACGTTCATTGTCTGGGAAGCAACGGCAACGGCAATCAAGAAAGCATTGCGCGCATTCGGGTCCGTGTCCAGCTCTGGGTATTTGACCGACATGATGCGTAGCGTTTTGGCTACGGTCTCGTCGTACCATTCAACGGCATTGCCCGCACTGCGGATCGCGCCAACAGCTTCGGCTGCCAGCATGCGCGCCAGCGTGCTGCGGTCCTCGTCCTTGTTGATGTCAAGGGTCGGCATGCCTGAATCGCGGTATCGCTGATCCAGCCATTGGATGGTTTCTGGGATTCCGCCAATGCTGGGAGCGCGAAAGGTTTTGCCTTTCACACCGCCCAACATTAGGGGCAGAGCACTGGCGTTGTACTCTGCTTGGGAGAGGCCGAAGGCGTCTGCAACAGAGCGATAAACGCCTGTGTCTATTTTGCGCCCGCCGGTACTTTCATCTTTTGCGAGTTCGCCTTCGATGGCGGCGCTGGCTTCTTCACGGATGCGACGAGCCTCTGTCCGTTTTGCAAGAAGCTCGGGGGTCCCTTCTCCTGCTTGACCATAGTCATACTCCTCTTTGGATGGGAAGGCCATGTGGCCTTCAACAGTTTTTAAATTAAAGCTCTCTGGACGACTGCTAAGAACGCCGTTTATTTTTGATGCAAGGTCGTCCATACTAGCAGAAGGAACGGCCAAAACCATCTCTTGCCCAACCGTTGTGTGGCCGCTGATGTTTTCTGGCGACACCTGCCGCAGGTCTTGGTAAACTGCGTCGACTGATTTTTGATCGACCATGTTTTCTGGCAACGTGATCGTGATCAGGCCAGTGGGAAACGAACCTTCAAACGGTTTTAGATCCAAGACCATCATGCTGTCTTGGGCTAAACCAAACCCACCCAGACGGGCAACGTCCATGAGCTGCTGAGCGGATGCCGTGCTCGGGACGATCGCCGCAAACGAAGGACTTGTTTTTTCAAGATAGCCGCCCAACTGCGTGGTCATCTTAGCCCTAACGCCGGCGAGCTTAAACACTTGAGGCATGATCTTCTCAGCAACCCTTTGGCTGATTTCAATCTTGCGTTCAAAAGGCACTGCGTCCCAACGAGCGGTAAGCTCGGTATTGTTAGGATCGGGGGCGACCTCAAACATAACCCTAGCGGGTGCTGTTTTCTTGCTGAACCTGACGTCACTGCCGATGCGTTCCAACTCTACGTTGGCTGCGTCGCGTGAAGCAACGGGGATCTCCAGATTGCCGGCAGCAACACGAGCACCCGGTACACGGGAAGCCTCGATGGTGGCCAGCTCTTTGGAAAGAAGCCCCTTCTTCAGCGTCGTAGGTTCGGCTGGTGTAGGGGCTGGGGCACCGGCCACGCGACCCAAAGATCTTACGGGTACGGCAGAATGGCGCGGGCCCAGCAACACGACGGCTGACTGGTTGTTCCCAAAGGGGGCCAGATAGCCGTCAAATCCGGCGTTGATTACAGCTGACTCAAAGGCATTGAAGCTGCCCTTTGGTGGAATCAGTTTTGTTTCGGGGTCGTAGATGTTGTTGAGCTTGGCTTCGTGGGCGATGCCTCCGACTCCTGCTTCTGGTCTGATGCCGGAGCCTTGGTCAACATAGAAATAAACGCGGTTTTTGAGGCGAGGATCTGGGCTACTGTCCAGCCGATCGCGCTCTGCACCTTTGAGGCCAGTCCCATAATAAGCTCCATTTAACGAGGTACGAGGTTGGGTTGAGAAGTGTTGGGCAACGACGGAGACGGCGCCTTCGCGGGCTGTTCCGTACTCTGGGCTTTCACTGCTCCGAGCCGTACCAAAGATTGATCGATTCGACGCTGCAAGTTCCGGTATTCCTTGAGTTCCTGTGGTGTCTGCATTTAGTGTTCCTTTGCTGTACGCAATAAGCGCATCTCGGGCAACCACTTTTGCTTTGCCCAAATCACGAATGTAAGTGTCAACCAAGGCCGATTCTTTTTGGCCTTGGGTTGGTGTGCCTTTAAGCACGCTCAGCATATTGTCAACGATGCCAAGCCACTTGTCGACAAAACCCTTGAATCCTTTTGGATCTGTAGCAGCAAGGTCTTTCCAGAATTCTTTGTCGGTGGACCTGTTGCCCAAGAAGTCGGCGACCATTTCAGAGCGCGTAGTTGGGGACGCCATCAAGTCTTGAATGCGTTGCTCTTTTGCAACAGGATCTGCGATGCCGGCCAGCTCTTCCGCGTTCAAGAACTTTACAAGGTAAGAGCGCTTGCCGTCTTCGGTCATGTCATCAAAGACCGTGTTCACACTGGCAACGTACTGCTGAGCAGGTGTGTCAACCAAACCCTGTCTGGCTTCGAGCTTAGCAATTTGCTCGACCGTGTGATGAAATTCGTGGATGCTGGTGCGGGCAACGTTGACGTCCACGTTGGCCGTGTTCACAAAAGCTGCGCCGCCAATTGCAACGCCGTTTAGTGAGTTGGGCCGTGGGTCTATGTAGGCGTATAGCTTGCCGCCAAATTGGCTGTTGAGCGCTTCGCCGATTTGATTGACTGCGCTGTCCAGCTCAGCTGGAGCAGCGTTAAAAACCGCTGGGGTTTCTACACCGTTGGCAGTAGCCCACCGGTCGATAGCAGCTTGTGCAGTTGCTCTTGCTCCAGCGGCGGCAGACTCTCCTCCCACTGGCGCAATTGCGGTACTAGGCACTTGCGACTCTGGGATGGCAAGAGTTCTGTCGGCGGTGATGCCTGCGTTTTGTTCGGTTGGTGCATTGGCCAATGGTACGCTAGGAACGTTTTCAAGTCCAGTGGCTAGGGTAGTACCGGCCGCTTCGTTTTGACGCGCTGTGAGCTCAACTGATGCGCTGCGGCGGGTAATTGCCGGGATGGTTTCGTCGCCTGCAATTGTTGTCAGTTGATCGTCTGTCAAGCTGGTAACAGGTTGGCCTTGGATCTTTTGTGGACGGGGCGGTGTCAGGCGCAACTTGTCCAAACCAAACTGTTGTTCTGTAGCAACATCGGGTTGAAGAGGGGCGTTGAGATCCAGCGCCGGCTCAACCGCTGGGGGCAGCGGGGGCAAAGCCAAATCCGTTAAAGCGGGCTCGACCGCTGGGGGCAACGGGGGTAAAGCCAGACCCGTTAAAGCGGGTTCAATTTGGCCGGGCAAGTTAAGCGGCTGCAAATTGATTGGGGGAAGGTTGACCGATGGAATACCACCAGCCAGCTCGGCTGCTGCGGCTGCTGCGCTGCTTGCGTCTGTGGCGGTAAAGATCGTGCTGGTATCGACCGGCTCGACGTTGATCTTGCCGATGTTCAGGTTGGTTGGCGCGTTGCTGAAAGGGCTCAGTTGCTGGCGGGCTAACTCATCTATTCCAGTGAACTGAGTGTTAGCCACGTTCTCATTGATTGCCTGAGCGATTTGATTTTGGGGCTCGTAGCGACCAGTCAAAATGCCAGCGGTTTGCGGGGAGGAAATGATACTGCCGCTGACTGCGCCAACGATTGCCGCGTCTTGCAAACCTTTGGTCAGCTCGATGTCTTTGCCTTGGAAATACTTATCCAAAACATTACCGCCAAATTGAGCTGCGGTTTCTTCAATCGCATTGGTTACGTTGGCAATAGTTTGTTGGCCACCGGCCTGCAAAAGTCTCTGACCGGCCACGGCCAAAACGGAGCTTTGCTTGAGAGGCGACATGCCTTTAAGTGCGTCACCAATTTTGTCAAAGACTTTTAAAGGCAACATCTCAGTGCCAACTTCAATCAATCCTTTAGCCGCAGCGATGATCGCTGGGTCACCTTGGACGTAACTTTGGCCAGCGGAAGTAGCGCCCATAGAAGGCAGCAAAATTGCGCGCAATGGCGGTGCATACATGGCGGCCATGGACAGGCCGACTGACTGCAAGTTAGCTGCAAGTTTGACGCCGAGCCACTTGCCAAATTCTTCTCGGGCAATGGCGCCGTCCGATGAACGGCTGTTAATTTTCGGCATGTACTCAGCCGCTGTCTTTGTCAAATATTCAGTACCAAACATCTGACCAACTTTAGGCAGTGGTTGCATGCCAGCGGCCTGAAGCAAAGGATTAACTGCGTAGTCGTTAAACAGTTGGGCAGCAACGGTCGGAGCATTGATTGTTCCTGCTAGGCTTGACGCCATGCCAGCTTGAAGAGCACCGGTCAGCGGGTTCTCTTCGCCAAAACGCTGACGGCGCAAAGTCTCAGAGTCGCTCTCAAATGTTTCGGCTTCTTTAGCTTTATCAACCAAATCAAAGAAGCTGGTTTCTTTGGCCTGCTCACGGGCCTTGGCCACGGTCAGCACCGGACCCTGTTCGATCGGGATCATGCCACGTCGCATCTCGTCGGCCTTGGCCACGGTCTGCAAACTAACAGGACCAGCGCCGTAGCTCAGGCGTTTATTAAGCTCGGCTTGTTGTTCCTCAACCGTCGGCTGATAGGTCTCCATCACGCTCTTGTAAGGCGTGAACTTTTCAGTGATCGCAGCAGGGATACTGGAGACCGTACCCCTGACCGCATCAAACGCGCGCGAAATCAGGCCTTGGGGTTCGGGTGGTAGGGGCTCAGGCGCCTTGTAGCGCATGGCCAAACGTTCGGCATCATCCCCAGTATCACGAACTTCAAAATCTTCGATTGGCCTAAACACTAGGCCATTGTCTTTTTCAAAGTCTGAGATCGGAATGAATCGCATGTTTATTTCCCAACGTAACCAAGAACTTTGCCGCTCTTGTCTTTGACTTCCCAGCCGCGACCGGCAAAGTAAGTGCCAACGGACGCCCCCGCAGGAGCGCCCTTAACACTTGCAATGTCGGGTGCTTTAGTAGGCGGGGATTCAGCAGCGGGGGTTGCCTCTTCTTTGGCCGCTTTAGCTGTCCATTGGTCTAGCTTAGAACGAGCTGATTTAAGCTGGTCTCTATTTTCTTGCAGATCTTCAAGTTTGGCTTTTGCCTTTGGATCTGTCGCGGCTTTCTTTTCAAGGCGCGATATTTCTGGGTAAAGTTCTTTGGTAGACACGCCCATCTTTTCAGCCAAGGCATCTTTTGCTGAATCAACTTGGCGCTGCAAGTCAGCCGTGGTCTCGCGGGTGTTGCGAGTACTACCTTCTTTGCTGGCGCGGGTTTCAGCAGTAACAGCGTTCTTAGCCATCGTTGCGGAATTCTGGGCCAAGATGTCTATGCGCTTGCCAGTTTGTTCAGTCTGAGTCTCAAAACGATCCGCCCGAGCAGCTTCTTGTTTCTCTTTAAACTCTTGTTTAATTTCGTCAAGAACAGCGGTCCGTTGCTTTTGAAGATTGAGGATGGTGGTCGAGCTTGAACCAGCTGCCATAGCAGCAGCGATGGCGCCCTCAGTGCGCTCAAGGCTTTCGTTCTTTTTTGAAGCGACGCCAGCTTTTTCATAGGCTTGTTTCAGCTCGGGCCGCTCAGTCAGCATCTGCTTAATCTCGTCCTCTGACATGGATGGCGTGCGAGACGCAACTTCTTTAACCACCCGATTCATTGGTATATCTCTGGCGGCTTCTTGTGCGGCAGCAGTTTCTTTGATCACACGCTGTTGCAGTTCTTCCGCTTTTTTCTCAGCCGCTTCGTCTTTGATGCGCTGAGACTCCTCCATCCGACGGATGTAGTTTTCTTCTTTACGGCCTTCGGCTTCTAGTTGACGATTATATTCAAGGTCTTTCATCATGGCGCCGCCAATTGCTTGGCCAGCGCCCATGATTCCTTGACCGATCCCGCTCCAAATAAGTCCACCCATTTAAGCCTCCTGTGCGGCCATGCGGTTGAACTCTTCTGGGTCCACCTGATCCATGGCTTGTTGCAGTTGTGTTGTGTCAACGCCTTGCTCACCGAGGAATCGCAAGATCATTTGTTTCAATGCCAATGCGAGATCGGAGGGCTTGACTGGAATGTTTGCAGCTTCCGCAATTGATGCGATCTCTTCCAAAATGTTGGTGGCCAACAAGGCCAACAACTCATCTGGCACGGCGCCTTCTGTGCGCTCGTCAATGATGGACATAACCTCGTATGCGGTGTTGCTTAAAGCGTCGACAGGGTCTTTGTTTGCCCGCAAACTTATCGCGATGTCTTTAGCAGCTTTTTCTGAATACAGAGCTGTCATTGCAAACTCAAGCGCAGCTTGGTAGCCCGGATCAGAAGCGTCTTTCTCAGGGCCTGCCTGTTGCTCAGGCGCGGGCATAGGCGCCGCCTGTTGCTCGGGCGCAGGCATGGGCGCCGCCTGTTGCTCAGGGGCTGTCGGCATGTTTTGTTGAATGAGTCCGGCCATGATGGCTTCCTTTTAACTAAAGAGGCGAGTGCCAACATTGGCGTTGTAGCGGGCGCGCGCATCGGCTGACATCTTCTCTTGGCGCTTGGCTTCTTGCTGGGCACCGTAGCCCTGCATTGCACCGCCGATAAGTTGAGTGCCGCCAGAGATAGCGGCGTACTGGCCATAAGGACCTAAGCCGCTCAAGAAACCGGATGATGCTGGCGCAGCTGCCGTGTTAAGAGCTGAAAGAGTTGAGCCCACGGGTAAGGTACTAGCTGCGCCGGCCGTGTTCAAACCGGCTGAAGCGGGGATGTTTAAACTTGCTGCGCCGGGTACTGTTGTGCCACTGGTCAACGCTCCGGGTGTGGACGTCAAGCCCGCTGCACCGCCGGTGCCGGTAGTCATACCTGTTTGCATAGCACCGGTTACCAAACCGGGAGGCGCTGCGGTTGCAGCACCAGCAGCACCAGCGCCGGTAAAGCCTGAGCTAAGTGACGAGCCGGCCGCACCAACTTCTCCGGCCATTAAAGAACTCCACGCGGTTGAAACCCCCGAGGCCGCCCCCGATAGTCCAGCGGAGGCCCCCGAAAGGAAGCTGCCTCCCGCAGCGGAAGCGCTGGCGCCTCCCATCAAAGCAGCACCGCCAAAATAAACAGCTGCTGCAGTTATCAGGATCTTGCCCAGTTTGGATTTGGCAACGTCTTTAACAACGTTTACCACACCCTTAACAACGCCGGAAATGGCACGGCCAATTCCTTTAACAACTTTGCTCATACAGCAACCTTTCTTACGTAGGAGAGATTCAAGGATTCACGCTCGAACCCCACCCGTTTTAAAAACTTTACAAGCCGAGGATCGGCACTTGGTTCCAGCTCTAGCACAGCCACCTTAATGGCTGATCGGCTCTTGACCCATTTAGCAAACTCACGCAGCAAGGGCAGCCCAGCTCCGGGCACTCGGCTGTAGTACAGCAGCACGGAGCACTGGAGCTTTTCAAACCAGAACGACGGTTGAACCACAGCACCTACTGCGGCGACCACCTTGCCCTCGACCTCCGCAACCCACACGAAGTGTGCCGGATTGATCGCAGATCTGGTGGTCTGCTCCATGGCTGCGCGATCTATCTTGACCGGCAAGGGGTCGTGAGACACAGACTCCACCGCCAAATCGACGATAGCTGGAACGTCGTCCAATCTGGCTTTGCGGCAAACAATCTTGGTCATGGCTGTTCTCTGACGGTGTTTTCAGATACCGTTGTAGTCCCGCCGCCTGTGGTCGTTGTAGTCCCGCCGCCTGTCACTGTTTTCAAATCAAGCGTTGGTACTTTCACGTTGTAGAACGCTGCGCCCCATTTAAGAGTTGCGTTGCTGGCATCTATGACGTTTTGAACAGCGGCAGTTTTAGCAGCAGCGTCCAAGTTTCCATCGGCCGCAATAGCATTGATGGCGTTAAGCGCCGTTGAGGCTGTGTTCAAACCAAACGTTGTTCCAACGTTGTCTTTGCTGGCTTGAACTTGCAAATCTGCAATTGCTTTTTGTTGAGTACGATCCAGCGCGTTTTGATTAGTAGTGTACGTTTGCTGGGCTGTTTGCAAAGCGGTGTTGGCCGCGATTTGTTTATCGGCAAGCGATGAGCTGGCCGCGATTTGAGCCGCAGAAAGAGTTGATTGCTGAGTACGGTCCAGCTCGTTTTGCGCACTGGTAAAGGTTTGTTGAGCCGTGGCCAAGGCCTGTTGAGCCGCAATGCTTTTGTCTGTGATTGCCGTTTGCTGTGCACGGTCCAGCGCGTTTTGCGCAGAGGTGTAAGTTTGCTGGGCTGTTTGCAAATCCTTATTGGCTGTGATCTGACCCGTTTGCAATTCTTTGTTGGCTGCAATTTGAGCCGCAGAAAGGGTTGATTGCTGGGTGCGGTCCAACACGTTCTCTGCCTTGGCAAACTCTTGTTGAGCCGTGGCCAAGGCTTGCTGAGCCGCAATGCTTTTGTCTGTGATTGCCGTTTGCTGTGCACGGTCCAGCGCGTTTTGCGCGGAGGTGTAAGTTTGCTGGGCTGTTTGCAAATCCTTATTGGCTGTGATCTGACCCGTTTGCAGATCTTTGTTGGCTGCAATTTGAGCCGCAGAAAGGGTTGATTGCTGGGTGCGGTCCAACTCGTTTTGCGCACTGGTAAAGGTTTGTTGAGCCGTGGCCAAGGCTTGCTGAGCCGCAATGCTTTTGTCTGTGATTGCCGTTTGCTGTGCACGGTCCAGCGCGTTTTGCGCAGAAGTGTAAGTTTGCTGGGCTGTTTGCAAATCTTTGTTGGCCGTAATCTGCTGACTTGCAATTGAAGTTTGCTGAGTGCGGTCCAACTCATTTTGCGCACTGGTAAAGGTTTGTTGAGCCGTGGCCAAGGCTTGCTGAGCCGCAATGCTTTTGTCTGTAAGAGCAATTTCTTGGGCGCGACTTAGCTCGTTTTGCGCACTGGTAAAAGTCTGCTGGGCTGCTTGCAATTCTTTGTTGGCCGTGATCTGTTGCGTTGCAATAGTAGCTTGCTGCGTGCGATCCAACGCGTTTTGAGCCCCAGTAAAAGCCTGTTGAGCAGCGGCCAAAGCGCTTTGCGCCGCAATGCTCTTGTCTGTAAGAGCAACTTCTTGTGCACGATTCAGATCGTTTTCTGCTTTGGTAAAAGTTTGCTGGGCAGTTTGCAAAGCGGTTTGCTGCTTGCGGTCCAAATCGTTCTGAGCGCCGGTGAACGCTTGCTGAGCATCGGCCAAAGCCTTTTGAGCCGCAATGCTTTTATCTGCAAGAGCAACTTCTTGCGCACGGTTTAAATTGTTTTCAGCTTGGGTAAAAGTCTGCTGAGCAATCTGCAAATCTTTATTGGCTTGGATTTGCAAAACGGTCAGTTCTTTTTCTTGCGCACGAGCCGCCGTGTTTTGGCCAGCGGTGAAAGTTTGCTGCGATTCCTGCAAGGCTTTTTGGTTCACACGGTCAAGCTCGTTCTGAGCGCCGGTAAACGCTTGCTGCGCATTTTGCAAAGACTTTTGGGCTTCAATGCTTTTATCTGTAAGGAAAACTTCTTGAGCGCGGTTTAAATCGTTCTCAGCTTTGGTGAAATTCTGAGTTGCTACATTTTGCTCAGACGTAAAAGACTGACTGCCCAAACGCTCAGCCGTTTGGAATTGGCGGCCAATTTGGTTTTCAGCTGCTGTGAATTTTTGTTCGCCCAGCTGCAATCCGTATTTGTTTTGCTCACCAACATTGGTCAAGCCTGCCGTATTGACGGCGCCCATGTTGGCAATAGCTCGGTTGGAATAGGTCTCAGCGTCTTGCTGAGCGATGGGCGTAGCGCGGTCAATCATGGCGGCGACACCGGCACCAGCTGACATGGAGCTGTTAATCAGCCCGCGCTGGTTCATTTCCTGCAATGCCTGCGTGCGGGCACGCTGCATCAAGGGACTGTCTTTAGAAAGAATGGACTCAAGTTGACCGGCTGCGGTCTCAGTACCAGCTTGCACTGCGCGCTCTTGCGCGGTGTATTGGGCGGCGGTTGTGTCCGTGGCCGGAGTCAAAGATCCGCCAGAGATTCCGGTCTTAATATCAAAAGGATTTGCTGTTGTCGCCATTATTGCTCCACAAATAGGAAAGCCGCACGAAGCGGCTTATTGCGGGCGCACGGGCCCCGCAAAGATTTTACGTCAAGAATCGGTTACCGCCAAGCCTTTTACGAAAGGACATGAAGGGCATGGTTTATGTGGGCCTTACGGTCTTCTAAACCGATCGTGCCCCCATTGATCTTTTTAGTCATTGTCAGGTAATCGCCGTTGTCGGCGGATTGGTTTAGGCGGTGTGTCTGCCAAAACCAGCCGGCGGTCATTGCCGCGTATTTGGGTGTGCGGACCAGTTCGGGCTCCATCACAAAGTCAACTCCAAGCGCCTGCCCAGCGTGGTAGAAGTTGCTATGTCCAGTTAGCTGGAGAAATCCGGAGCCACGGAACCTAAATCCATCCCCAGAAGCCTCGTCCCGATTTCCCATACGATTGCCGTAAATCCTGTTGGCAATTCGCTGTGGTTGTTTTTCGTAGGCTGCGGCCTCTTCTGGGGTAAACCCCCATGCGCGCTTGGGCGTGCGGGGAAATAGTTTTAAAAGAGTGGGGGCCCGATAGTTTAGGTTCTCTTCCATGATCTTGAAGTTGCCGCACTCATGCCCGCATTGGCCAATCCAGCAGGCCTGTCGCGCGGAAGTGGAAATATCAAAACGATCAAAGGTTTCGTTGAAAACGTCCGCTAAGCCGGGGTCAATCTTTAACTGGCGAAGTTGTTCACTCGTTACCATTGATGAGCCTCCTCACTTCGTTGTAGGCGCTGACGCAGGCGTTGAGCTTGACGATGGCTTTATCCCCGTCGGCTGCGAGGTCGATAAGAGCTGATATAAGCGCTCGCTCAGATTCGCTTTGATCGGGTTGCTCGGGTTGTATATTTCCTGCGGCAACGGGGGCACTTTGGCTGGCTTGTGGACAACTGGCGGTGGGGAGGCGCAACCGGCCAGTACGAGCAAGCTCGTGCATAGCAGACTGTTTCTTTTGAATGTCATCTTGGGCCTTTCTCAGTTTGGTTTCTTGTTCAGTTAATTTGGAGGTCATGCTCTGCTCAAGCTCACGAGCCTCCTCATTTTTCTTTGCAATGGCTGCTTGCATGTCAACGTCACGTTCCAGCCATCCGTAATGATGGCCAACTCGGTAAGTGCCGAACAAAGAAATCATCGCCGCAACGATTATCCATGGGAGCGGTATAGGTAGCATTAGTCAACCTCCTTGCGTGCAGCGGCAATCTCGGCTCGGTCGTCATCAGGTTCTTGGTAATCCGGCGGAGTTGTTGGTGGGGGACCGGGGGTCCAGCTCTCATCTAGCTCGGGGTTCTTCCAAACCGGCATTGCGCCAAACGGCTGTGAGGGTAAACCATAGGCAGACTGAGGCGGGGCGTAGCTGTTGTTGGGCATCCCGTACCCACCCATCATAGGTTGGCACATAGGCTGCTGCATAGGGGCCCGTGAGCCAAGGGACTTTGCAGCCCCGCTAACTGCGCGCTTACCAATGACGCCGCCAATCCCGCCGACAATTAAAAGCACAACGTCATTTAACATTTTAACGTACGCTTGGTCAATCGGCGCCATTGACTTGATTGGCTGTGTAACAAACGTCACTGAATACAAAAGCGCAACGACAATAAAGAAGAGAATCAGCGTTACGGCAATAACTACAAAGCCCCAGATTCGGACCTCGAAGTCTTCAACGGTTAGGAGTGGCTTCTGGCTGTTGAACATCATTTATCTTTTTCTCTAGGATGGGTGCAACCAGATATTCTGGGCATTGTTGAGTAAACAGGCACTTAGGCTTTTGGCATTCTTCTGCATGGAAGTGCTCAGGGTTCTGACACTTATACCGATACCGGTCTTCGCAGCCGGCAAGCAGTAATAAAAGCAATAGATATTTCATTTGCTTTTCATTTTTTCGTAAATCACAGCAATGTCTTGCCTGTTGTGCATGATGTCGTCACGGTTCTTCTGAATTTCTTTTTCTAAGTCTTGACGTAGTTTTTCTCTTGCAAGTTCAGCACCAGTGTTGGTTGCTTGTTTATTGTCTGAGGTAACAACCAAACTAATCTTGTTGTTTAGCACCGTCACTTCATGCGATAGGTGAGACAGTGAGTTCATCAAGTACACAACGCAAGTAAAAAGGATTGGCAAGATAGCGAAAGCTACCTTCTCAATCAAAGCGTGTTTTTCATTTGGTGCATTCATTTTCCTAGACCAACCTTTCCAAGCAGTAAATTAACGATCCGGTCACTAAGATCGTTTGGAAGAAACTTAAGAAACCCAAGAAAATAAAGTGCTACGCATCCATAGATGAATATCTTGAGGCACAAGTCAAAGGTCTTTTGATATTCATTCACCGACCACACCTTTTGGTAGTTTCGCAAAAATCCATCAGTTCATTTATTCCAACAAACACCAAGAACAAAACAAAGGCAACGCCACCAATGATGATGGCCAACTCATTCATCTCTTGCTCTTTTTCTTTGGCCTTTTTCTCTGCCCGCTCTAAAGCACGAAGTTCTCTCGCATCGTCAATATCCATTTGTGCTTGTCGCTCTTTGATTTTGTTCCAAGTCAAAATCTGGCCAGAGGTCATAAATAGCATCTTCAATTCTTCTTCAAACGCCCGGGCTTGTTCAAGCGCCATCTCAATTTGAAGTGCCTGACCCATGTTTGAGCCTTTGCCCTTCTTTGCCTCAATCAAGGCTTTGGTGCAAGTAGCCTTGGCATCAAACATCTTGCCGATCATCGGAGCCAGCGAGCCTAAATCATTGGCAACCTTGCTGGCCTTTTTGACCATGCTAATAGCTGACTGTATGCCAGCTAGGGCTGTCATCGGATCAATCATTTTTTCTCAACCTTTTGCCACTCAATGCAATAGACTTTGCGGTTGTAAACATCACCCGTCCAACGCCATCGAACGCACCGATACTCGGGGTTGCCTGCCGTGAGAACCAAGGCTATGAAAAATTCGGCCATAAAAAAACCACCTAGCGGTGGCTTTAAATTCCGAATATCTTTTTGACAAATTCGGCTGCTACTCCGGGGCCCAGTAGGACCGCAAGTATGACTGCATAAAGCAGGTACTCAATCTTATTCATTCGCCGGTCGCCGTCTTTTAGCGACCCAGCTATGTTGCTATATCGCTCGGCACAAATTGCTTCGTGGACCGCTAAGCGCTTATCTACTTCTTCGGTCATGGTGCATCAGGCCAAGTGATGGTCCAAGGGAAACCAGACTGTGTAGTAATGTCACGCAAGGTTTGGCGGTATGTAGCCCATACTGCTTTGTCCACTGGTGCATCAGCTACTTGTGTCCAATCACTGGCCTTGAGTTTTTCATCACGAGAAGCACGAACACTCTTAGCTTGCTCAGCATCTTTAGTGGCTTTGTAAGCTGTTTCGTGTTGAGCAGCAGTGGTAGTGATTCCATCTACTACAGTATCAATAAAGGTTGGACCAAGCACATACTTGGTGTACCACTTACCTTCAATCTTCTCAACACCTTGACGCATTGAGTATTGATAGTGTGTTCCACCTGTTGCTTGTGGGCCTTCAAAGACAATGTCACCAGCAGGATCACTGACGTATGTGTTGAGCCACTCTTGTGTTAATGGCATAGGTGGTAGGTTCTGTGCAAAGCGAGTACGGAACTCACCCTCATATAAAACTTCACCAGTTGAACGTAAACGAATTTCCATGATGTGCTCCTTTAAGCTATAGCTAGAAAAATATATGTTGCAGATGTAACATTGACATTGGTGGCTGCAAGCTGATTGACAATAAATCCTGAGTTGTCTGGATCAATAGTGTCGTCAGTTGTAACTTCAGCAGCAGTTGTATTCAATGACAAGTGAGGATCATTACCTGCAACAATGCCACGGGCTGTGTCCCAAACGTACCAATCACCAGTTGAGTCAGTACGCTTGATAAGAATAAATCTAGCACCGCCAGTAAATCCACAGTTGATAGTTTGTGAAGACCCATTACCTGTGTATGAGCCTACTTTGGAAACACCTGCACAAGTTGCAAATAGGTAGGCGACATAAGTATTTCCAGACCCATTAACTGCTGTATTTGTACCAACTGAGAAAACTGTAGATGTTGGCGCTGTGCTATTCCATACAGCACTAGAGGCTGTACTTGCAATTGTTGTGTTTAATTGCATAACATTTCCAGCACCTATTGTGCTTGAATATATCAACCAATTATTAGTAGTTCCCGCCCTGACTTTTACAATCATCAACTCTGGAACTGCTTGTAGGTTATGACTAAATGTAGTATTAGCCCCTGTCCCTGTGTAACAAACCACATCCATAAAGCTAGGGGCGCGTCTAAATATCCAATCTACAAAGTTACCAGCCGCAAATGAATTGCTTGCCGCAAATTTGTCATACAAAGATGTGTTGTATGCGTAGTCGTAGTAAGCACCAGATGCTGTTGTAGCTTCTGCACCTATTGATGAAGTGAGCATAGTTCCTTGGCGTGAAGCACTTGACCCACGCAACCTATCAGTTACATAAGTAGCAGAGCCAGTTCCTGCTCTGTTCTCATGCGATATAGTTAAATCAGCCACAAATCCTGTTGATACATTTACGCCACCAGTAGCAACAGCCGCTGTATAAGGTAAAAACACACTAGTACCTGTTGTAGGCACTTTCATTGGGCCTCTACGAATGGCTATGTAGATGTAGGTAGAAGATAAATCTAAAAATGCAGACGTTCCACCAAATCCCGTAGCGGTTGGATACAAAGCATTTTCTGCTGTTACTTCAGTATCAATTCCAGAACTATTTGGATTAAGATAATTAACAACAGCTCTTGCAAAGTTTCTCATGTTATCTTCTAAATACCAAGGGCCAGTTGCTGAAGTTTTTTTAATTAACAACCATTGTGGTTCATACCCAAGACTTACAGTTGCATTGCCAGAGCCATCAGTTGTAAACGACCCACACGAAATCACATTGTCTGTACCAGTTAGGCCAAAGCCTCCTGCGTTGCTTGCAAACAAATAAACAACGTAGGTATTACCTGAAGTGCAAAGCCCCGATTCATCAACACTAAATGTAGTTGAAGTCGGGCCAGTTCCCCATACGCCAGTAGAAGTTGTAGTTGCGTCAGTTTTGTTTAAAGCAACATATTGATTTGCGCCTAAACTTGTGTGATATGCAGGCCATTGGCTTACACCACTAACATCTTTCATTACATAAAATGCAGGGGTTGAACCAAGTGAATGAGAGATGGTTCTATTGGTACTAGACCCCGCAACAAAAGTCACAATATCAAAAAACTTTGGTTGCTTGCGGAATGTCCATGAAACTTCTTTATTTCCACTGCCATTACTTTGTGCAGAAGCACCGCCAAGAGAAAATCCAGTTGTTCCAAAAGCATAAACACCTTCGTTAGTAGCTTCTGTTATTTGTGCCGCTGTAGTATTAGTAACTAATCTTTTACTTACACCACGGGCGGTATCATAAAGAGTGTGACCATTTGCACTGTCTCTGTCTTTTGCCCAAACCAACCCACCATAATTAGACAAGTCAACGCCGTTGGTAATTGTTTGTGTAGTTCCATTGCCTGTGTAAAGGTATGAGCTAAACACATCTTCAATATACGTAGGGCCAGCATAAGGCCATGTACCAGCCTTCTGATACTCCATAGCTTGTTCAACAGTCCACACACCAGAGGCTGATGCAAGCGTTGGTACTGGTGGTGTCTTTGTAATAAATCCACCGGGGAATCGTTCACTCATTTTTATTCCTTATGCGATAGCCAAGAAGATATATGTTGCAGCATTTGTATTGATTGCCGCTAAGATTGCTGAGTTAACTGCAAAGCCTGTTGCTACTGTTGTAACAGAACCAAGGGTTGCTACTTCAGCCGCTGTGCTATTTGCAAGCCAATATGGGTCTGTCAATGTTGTCATGCCACGGGCGGTATCGTAAACATACCAATCACCCGTTGCACTTGTTTTTTTGATTAAAACAAACCTAGCCCCTGCCGTTAATCCACAATCAATAGTTTGTGTTGTGCCATTACCCGTGTAACTTCCTACTTTGGAAACACCTGCACAAGTTGCAAATAGATAGGCGACATAAGTCTGTCCAGAATTATTTGTTTCGCCACTTGTTCCAAGAGAAAAAACAGATGCTGTAGGATTTGTTGCATTCCACACAGTATTATCTGTATAAGCTGCGCCAGTTCCTTCTAAATTAATATTTTTTGTTGGCCCTAAAGCCAAGGTGTATACGCCCCAATTATTAGCAGCACCACTTCGTTGTTTAACGATATACATCTCAGGCGCAACACCTAAGTTATGCGTCACAGTTCTATTTGCACTTGTCCCTGTATAGCAAACAACATCCATAAAAGATGGCGCACGTTTAAACAAATAGTTTATATATGTATTTGCACTTGCGTTAGTAATTGTTGATGTAGTACCAACTTTTACACCATCCATTACATCCCAAGGATTAGCTTGAAGTATGGTTGTCCCTGCGGCTACTTCTGCCGCTGTGGATGACGTTACAAGGTAGCCTGTGCTAGTAAGCCTTGAAGAAAATAAAGATGCTACTGCCGATCCACGATTTTTAACCAACACAGCATCATCAGTTTGACCGCCTGTCACAGTAGCATTTGCACCTGTACCTGATCTAGCAGACATACCAAACACACTAGTACCAGTTGTAGGCACTTTCATTGGGCCTCTACGAATGGCTATGTAGATGTAAGTGATACTCGTACTCTGGAACGCTCTAAAGCCTGTAGAGCTAATTTGGCAGGTATTAACTGACGCTTCTGCATTAGTCAAGTTCGGGTATAGACGAGCAGCTTGATATGCTGTCCCTGTTCCTAATAGGCCACGCATATTGTCAACAGTAATCCAGTTTTCTCCCGCGCCACCAGCAGAACTTGCCTTCATCAGTATCCATTGAGGCTCGTATCCCAAATTTACATCTGCATAGCCACTACCATCAGTCGTAAACGCCCCACACGAAATCACATTGTCTGTACCAGTCAGACCAAAGCCCCCTGCATCGTGAGCAAATATGTAGGCGACATAGGTATTTCCATTTTGATTTGTTTCTCCAGCCGTTCCTACAGTAAAGACTGTAGATGTCGGTGATGTGCTATTTAACATTGAAGAATCAGCAAAAAATGCCGCTGTGCTATTTAAATATCCACCGCCTCCATTTCCATAACTTCTGTGATAAACAAACCAGCTCGTAAAGCTGTCGTTAGTGCTTTTAATAATCATGCACCCCGGAACACTTCCAAGGTTATGCGATACCGTTCTTCCAGCAGTTCCATTCCCAGTCCAAGTAGCAATATCAAAGAACTTTGGTTGCTTTCGGAATGTCCATGAGGCTAATGTAGCTGCTGATGTATTTATAAGAGCTGAAGTTCCTATTGAAAACCCAGTTGTGTTAAAAGCACTTACTGAAACAATCCCTTGATCTGATTGTGCGTTTGTGTTGTTAGTAACTAAACGATTATTGATTCCTCTAGCACTATCATGTAAAACATGAGAATTTGCTGCACTTCTATCTTTAATCCAAACCAACCCACCATAACTAGACAAGTCAACACCATTGGTAATGGTTTGTGTAGATCCATTACCTGTGTAAAGCCGTGTTGAAAACACATCCTCAATATAAGTAGGGCCAGCATAAGGCCAAGCATCAGCCCCTTGTGCTTGCATTTGTTGCTCAAGTGTCCACGCTCCAGAGGCCGAAGCCTTACTAGTTGTAGGAGGAGTCGCAGAAATAATCCCGCCCTTATAGCGATTGGACATAAGTCAACCCTTAAGAAATGTCTTCGTAGCTAATGCTGTATGTAATTGCGCTGCCCGTGCCAGACGTCACCGCAATCGAATTACCCTCTTGCAAATAGATAGACGTGGTCTTGTCTACCGCAATCAAAGAGGCGTTAGCGGGTACAGCAATAGTTGCTACAACGGGATAGGCTGTACCACCAGAAGGCGCAGAGCCTTGAGCTACAGCACCATTGGTGTAGATTGAAACAGTAGCGTTGGCCGCCGTACCAGTAACGTTGGCAGCAACGATCTGGTTGATCTTGAAGACCTTGCCAGAAGACGCCGCGTTAGGCAGCAGCACAACAGCAGTTGTGCCCGAAGGTGTTAAATAAGTCGTCGTGCCGTAAATGGTCGTGACGTTGACGATATTTGGATTTGCCATTTAAAGCTCCTTAGAAACCGAAGACGATAGCCATCGCAATGGCTTTACCTGTTGTGAACCCCGGCGCAGGTGTCGATGAGACCCAACCGGTACCGTTAGATGTAAGAACATTTCCGTTTGTACCGGGACTGGTTAAGCCCGTACCACCACTTGCAGCAACCAGCGTTGTAGACAAACCAGCCGCAGTGCCTGTTGTGTTTTGGTTAAACGTCGGCCAAGTTTGAGCGCCAGCAAAAGTGATAGCCCCCGTCATTACGCCGCCACTCAAAGCTAGATAGCCTGTCGCGGGCAAATAGGCAGTCAGCCAAGCAGACCCCGTATAAACCCGCATTTCGTTCGCTGCAGTGTTGAAATACAAAGCACCTGTCAGCAGTGCGTTGCCGTCGTTGTCCAGCGTTGGGTTAGTAGCCTTTGGGCCAAGGTAGCGATCATCAAACGAATCGTATGACGCAGCCGCTGCCGTTGCGCTTCCTGCGGCTGCCGTTGCGCTGCCGGCCGCTGCCGTGGCGCTGTTGCCCGCGTTGGTTTCGCTGGTCGCAGCCGCAACTGCTGAAGCTGCCGCACTTGTCGTGCTACCAAAGATCGAATCTATTTCGGTTTTGGTATAAGCGTTTGTGATGCCATAGCCAGCCAAGGTAGTCAGCGCAGAGGCTGAAGTCACGCGGCCATAGGTATCAATGGTCAGGCCAGCGTAAGTACCGATCGTGACGCCTGATGCGGCCAAGTCAATGTCATCCGCGTTAATTACAATACGTGAGCTTGACGCCGTTCCGACGTTCAGGGTATTCCCTGTCTTTGTCATACCCGCGCCGGCGGTGATCTGACCAGCTCCGGAGAACTGGACCCAAGTCACTGCTGTGGTGCCTAGCGTGCCGCCTGCCGCAACCGTGCAAACGTAACCGTTGTTTGCGTTGGCCGTGCCTTGCTCTACAAACGTAAAAGCTGAAACCAGCTCGGTCCAAGAATTTGCATCGGTTGATCGCGCCCAGCTTCCGGCTGCTACAACGTAAATGCCGTTTTGTGAAGCCGTGCTTTGATCTTTGACCAGCACCCGATCGTCTGCAATGACCGCTACACCGTCAATTGTTTGTGTGCCGCTTAGCGTGATGCTGGCCGTAGTGGCCACACGGCAAGATGCTTTGGCGTCCAAGCCTTGGGCAACCGTATCAACGTAGCCTTTGTTGGCTGCGTCGGTGTCGCCTGTTGGCGTGCTCAAGCCCGTGATGGTGCTGCCGGTGGACGAGTTCATGTCCAACGAGCCGTTAATCGTTACGTCGTTGAAAGTCGACGTGCCGCTACTTGCCGTCACGTTGCCGGTCACGTTGCCGGTCACGTTGCCGGTTAAATCACCAGTCACGTTGCCGGTTACGTTGCCGGTAAGTGTGCCGCTAATACCGGCATTCGCAGCAAGCGAAGTAAAGTAGCCGGCGGCCCTTGTTGAATTACCAATCACAGTGTTGTCAATTACACCGCCGGTGATTGTCACCGAGCTGCCCAAAGACGCAGAGCCGGAGGCCACAGTCAAACCGGCAAAGCGGCCAGACGCTGCCGTTGTTGCACCAATCGGCGTGCTGTCAATGGTGCTGCTGGTAATGGCCAAGGCTTGAAGAGCCGCCGATGCAATCAAAGCCGTGCCGGCCGAATTGACCATGGCAACTTTGTATCCATTAGCGGCCAGCGTGGGCAACAAATCAAAAGCATCGGTGATCGCTTCCAGCTCAGCCCGCAACGCGGCTGACGAGCCCGGCGAGTTGGGCGTTGGGTAAGTGGCGTGGTTGTAGTAACTATTACTCATCGGAGTCCTCGGCGCAAGGTGTAGTGAATAATGATGCTATTCACCGTAAAAGGTTGAAGGATGTCGGACGTTGACGAAATACGGATTGACATATTTTCAGCGGTTCCCGTAATGCCAATCTCTGAAGGGGTGACATCTGATCCATCCCAAACAAAGTTGTCCCAAATCATGCTGTCCCAATACGAAGATCTCAAATCCACGTCATAGGTTTCGTCAAGCGGTTGGGTTAAGTAGCCTGTGCGGTAGCCTAAGTCATAGCCAAATTGAATCTGGGCGTAGTAGTCACCGCTCATCTCGACGCTGCTGTGGCGATACCGCTTAAGCACGCGAGGAGACTTGGTACTGTTATAGACTAAGTTGAAGCTGGCCGCAATAGGGTCGCCGTCAAAACTGGTACCTTTGTCAAGTTGGTAGACCATACCGTTGTCAGATCCAAAATACTGCACCGCTGAACCGTTGGATGTTTCACCTTCAACGGTGCAAAGCACGGGGTCTAGCATTTGAACGGGCATTGTGCCCAGCAGCTTGCCGTTCAATATGGTCATGTAAAGCGCAGTGCCGTCGCTGAAGAACACGCGGTACTGACCCTTCTCTCGGCTAAGCGTGCTGCCCGTGGCCAAGTTGATTCGGTTAATCAAAAACGGGCGCAGCGTCATGGTCAGCGTTGCCGGCGTAAAGTTACCGAAGTTCAACGACGTACCCAAGCTAACGATACCGCGATCGTCTAGCACGTAGGACTGGTCCATGTTTTGCGCAGTGTATGGCATCGCGCCAGTTCCGGTGTTGAACGTAGACAAAGCAAAGTTTGCTGAGCTGGTTCCGTACAGAACTGATGTGTCATGACGGGTATAAATTGCTAAGGCGCCGCTTGACTGGTCGCCCGGCAAAGCAATCATATTGCTGATCAGGCCGTTCATAGCGATCTCGCCGGCGCCCAGCACTGGGTCCCATCTGTATGGATCTCCAATTGCTGAAAACTGCAACGACGAGCCAAAGCTCAAAAACATGTGCTGCTTGTGGACAACGACGTGGGTCGGTGTATCCGTTGGCATTGTGGTGCGGATAGTCACAAAGATAGTGCCATCAAACTCAAAGGCGCGCCCCACGCCGTTAGCGCCGTACATTTTGGCGTTAGCTGTGCCGCCGCCAAAGTTGGCAAGCACCGTTTCATATCGGCCATTAGGCGGAAACGCGTTTGCCGTATTGACTGTGGCGGCGTGGGCGTGAGTTGACGCTCCAACTTTAATGTTTTCGCCCACCTGAAATGTGCCGGTGGTTGCGCCTGTAATGATCTGGCCCTCTGCATTGGACGTGGACCAAGCGCCCCCTTCCAAAACAACTTTCACAACTACGGCCGTAGCCCCGCTGGTCTGGCCCGTAATAGTGGAGCCAACTAAAATTTCTACGCCCCCAGTGTTAAAACCCACGTAACTGCCAAGACTAACGGCAGTCCAACCAGACGACGTGGCTTTGTACATGACGGCCGCTGTAGCGCCAATGTTGTTGCGCCAAGCGTACACAATGCCGGCATGGATTCCGACGCCTAAGATGTTGCCAGAGCCGGGCACGGTGGTGATGTCGGCCCGGTAGTCGTCGGCTGCAAGGTTGCGATAGACCGCATCCTGATAGCCGTCTGAGTCAACGCCTTGAATCGTGGTGATCGTACCGACGGCCGTTGCGCCAACTACAAGGCCTTCCGTTGCTACAAACGTTCCGGTCTCGCGGGTGATAACAACTTGATCACCATCGCGCGCAATGACTTTGCCAGTAGCAGCAGAAGACTGACCGATGATGGTATTGCCTACAGCGACAGTGCCTGTCAAGTTGCAAATCAGAATAACATAAAGCGCAGCAGAAGGGCTTGGCCTTCCGTCGTATCGTTCGTACCCAGCAATGCGGGTATAGCCCCCAGTAATGGAGGCTTCAAAGTTGGCGGCCTTGCGGGCAAAGCCGGGAGGTAAAGAAAGTGTGGGGGTGACTTGGTCCAAACCGCCGTTCAGGCGGATTAGATCGTATTGAACGGGAGGGGTCTTGAGTGGCATCGCGCCTCCTTTAAGCCAAAGGCGGGCCGCTTACCATGGTCGGGAGTTGATCGATATTCAAACGATTCATGAGACGTTTAAATTCAAACTCACCGCGCGAATAAACCTCGGGTGCTGCTTCGTAGCCACCGTAAAACATCATGGCTCGGTAGACAATCATCATGTGAAAACGATCAGGAAACACAGAGGGCGGTGCGTCTGTGTTTGTTGCAAACGCGACTGGTACTTTGTAGTACTCACCTACGATCACGTAGGGCTGGTCAGGGACCGAGCCAAAGCCTAAGTTTTTATCTGGATCGACTGTAACAACGACAGGACGCGCATACGTGTAACGCATGTTTGCGTAAATGTACAAGTTCCTAAAGGTCGTCCATTCCATGTAGTTGATCAGCTGTTCGTCTTTGTACTGCTGGCCAACCGATGAAGCTCGGAAACTATCACGTTTCCAGTTTCCAAAAGTAGACCCCACACCGGCTTCGGTGGGGGTATAGATTTGCTGCTGAGTGACGGTGTTGAATTGGAACGTCTCCCGCAGCCACTGCCAATCTTCCTTTGCTGTTTGAATATCTTCCCAAGCTGAATTGACCCAGTTGGCAATCCTTGCGGATTCGCCAGTTAGACCGACAACGCTAGTCAAGGGTGTGCCGGCGCCGGAGACGCCGCACTCTACTCGTGCGCGATTAACAAGCTGAAGGAAGTTCACAGAGCAGCTCCGGTTTAAGCGGGTTCAGCTAATACGTTTTGCAACCATGCACGGCCACGGGGATTGTCGTCGTGCATCAACTCAAAAGGATATGCCAAACCATGGCGCGCGATCATGTCAATTTGATCAGGCGCTGCTGGGTTGCGAGTTACTTGGCTGTATTTGGTTTCCTTCATACGTGCCAAGATCTCGACATACTTGCGACGAACGCGCATAGGCACGCCGCGCATAATAGGCTGATTAGTTCCGTTGCAGTTGAGAATCACATGAGGAGATTGGTTTTCGTCAGTGCTGGCGTGCACCATAACTTCAACCATTTCGTTCATGAATGCTTCGCTTGCTGCAAGCTCACGAAAATCTACAACTTGGGAAACCGGATCAACTGTTGGTGTGTCGTCAATGATTTCAATTCCTGCGACTACTTCTTTTTTTGCCATCTTCTATTCTCCGTTAGGTTTAAAAAACTGGTCTGCCAAAAAGCAGGCTGCCCGAAGGCAACCTGCAAAACCCTCTGTTAAGAGAGGATGGCAACTTACTGGGCAGTGCCGGGCATGTCCATGCAGTCGGAGAACGCGGCTGTAATGCCAGAGGCAGACAGGTCGGTACTACCGGGCGTAAACGTGACGGCAGAACTAGTAGTGACTTTGATCAAACCGACCAAAGTTGTACCGGCTGTAACTTGACCGGGCACTGGGCATGGATCGCCAGCAGCAACAATAGGACCTTGACTGGTCGATACGGTGCCGCCGGAAGTAATCCACACCGCAAACAAGCAAGCCTGTGATGCAGCCAAAGCTGTACCAGCAGTGAATGTCAAGTTGTCAGTAGCAGCCTTAGACTTGAAAACGCCGTTGCTTGTGAAAGTTAAGGTGTTTGTAGTCTTAAACGTGTTGGCGTTTGTACCTTCGGCTACGCCGGCAGCGGTCAGGGAGAGATAGCCACTATTGGCTTGTTCAATATTGTAAGACATGATTTAGTCCTTTAAGAAGTTTGATTAAGAAGCCTGAGTGAATGTCACGCCAGCAGCCACTGCGCAATGCGCATAAGCAAACCAGCTTGTACCATCACTGATGACAGTTACGCGATCGCCTGCAACCGATTGACCATCTACAAAAGAGATGGTGTCGTCGGCTGTGCCAGTGTCGCCAGCGGCGCCAGAAGCGGGATACGCTTGGCCCTTGATGATGTTGGCACTGGCGTTGGTCACAACCGTGTAGCTGGCACCAGAAGGTGCCGCAGCCACAATGAAGGTGTATGTCAAGCCAACCGCAGGTGCGGGCAGAGTGGTTACGAATTCAGTAGCCGAAGACAAAAAGTATGTCTCACCGCTGTCTGCCGCTGTCAGTGATGACGCAGCAGCAAGCGTAGCGTTTGCAACGGGACCCAAGACGGGAGCCGTAATAGACGCTGCGGTTACATCGTTCAAACGGTCTTCGTTTAGAAGTTTCCAGTAGTTTGATTGCATGATGTGTTCCTTTAAGTTAAGACGCTGGGACTTGCGCCCCAGCTAGTCCATTACAGAGCGGTCACACCGGCTTCGATACGGGCCATGAAGGCGTCGTTCAGACGCACAGTCGCGAACCATGTAGAAGCGCCCACGTAGCCGAATTGGCCCAATGGGTTGGCGTGGTTGGTCTGTGAGGCTTTGAGGACCACAGGCTTGATGGCAGACATGCCCTTGAGGGCGACTTGGCCCCAGCAGTCTTCACCAATGATGATGAAGGGATACACGTCAACGTTAGCAGCGCCAACAGACAACATGCCGTTCAAGGTTGCAGAACCAGCAGCAGCAAAGGATTTCAACAGGGGTGAGCTGATGAAACGGAAGTCTTCGCAAGCGCCGATTTCGCGGTCATGGATTGGCTTGAATGAACCGTACTCTTCCACGCGGGTGAAGCCGGGCAAGTTACGGATGTCGCTGACAGCGTCAGTGTGGCAGAAGATAACGTATGCGGGCTGCACAGCGCGAGTGCCGAAGTTGACACCGGGAGCCAGACGGCTGGTCACGCGGCGTGAACGGTTGGACTCAAGTGTACGAGCTGCTTTACGAATTGCGTTCAAGCTGATCGCTGTGTTGATTGCAGAGCGGCTAGAACCGTTTGCATAGATCACAGTAGAGCCGGCTTTCAACACACCGTAACGAACCATCTCCATTACCTCAGCCAGAGTCTCGCCTGTGAGCTTGACCATTTCGCCGGGGATGTCATCTTCGTACAGCTGCTCAACTTTGCTGGAGTACTTGAACAGCACGCCATATTGTTGCAACTGAACAGACACGTCTTGGAAAGAGATCGTGTTTGCGTTAGGTGTCACACCCTCAGCCAACACGAAGTTGGAAGCGGTGATGTCAGGAGTACCAACATAGCGAGAAGAGTTCTCGATTGTTGTACCTGTAGTAGAGGCGCCGAAAGGCAGAGTACGACGGAACACCAAGGTGTCTGTCGAATTCTGTGGCATCTCGCGTTGAGTACCGAAGTCGCCCAAAACAGTGATGGGCTGTGCGTGTTCAAGCATACCTTGAGCAGCGCGGATTAAATTTCGCGATGCTACGGTGCCGTAATTTTGAATAGACATGGTCTAGTTTCCTTTTCTGAAAATTGATTTAGTAGCCGCGATCCTTGAGCTCTCGCTCACGTTTCTTGGCTTCGTAGTTCCACAGTTCTGCTGGGGACATGTCGCCAAGTGTTTTAGGCGGCGGTGTCTGGCCAGTTCGAGTTGTCGCGGCTGCAGCGAGACGTGCTCCGCGCTCTTGCCTGATGTCCGTAGCCGAAACCGATTTAGATGTGTTGAACAAGTCAAGCATCTTGATCGCGTCTCTAGCTGCCGAGCTGTCAGCGAGGGCCCGAGTCTCAGGTGACTGCACGGTAAACCATTGCGCGAATTCAGTCGTGTTGACCGTATCGCGCCAGTTCTCGTACTTACCTTCAATTCGCGCTTCTTCCATGAGGCGCCCCATCTCAGCGCGGGTTTGTGCGACCTGCTGCTGCACATAGCCTGCCACCTGTTCGGGTGTCAAAACTTGTTGCTGCTGCTGGCCTCCCACCTTCGATGCGACGTATTCCTCCATCGCTCCTGCCCACTCGGGGAAATCCTGCTTGAGCTGCTCCCACTTCTCTGGGTTCTTGGCGGCGCTGGTGATAGCTGTCTGCGTAGGCGCTTCTTGCATTGCTGCTTGACGTGCCTGCTGAGCTTCTCGTTGCATCGCTGCCACGCGACCCTCGGTCGTTTTGACATGGTGCAGCAGTTGAGCATTTGCCTGTGCTAAATCGTCGATCTGCGCCAGTTTGGCACGGACCGCTAAAGATAGCCCGGCAAGAGGATCTTCCGGCTGTTCCGGTTCGACTTGCGCTTGTTCTGGTTCGAAATCCTGCGGCGTTTCCGGCGCGGTGGCTAAAAGCTCAGTTGCGGACGTATCACCGTCGGCAGTCAGCTTAGATGCCTCTTCATCCCATAGGTTTTGCGCTTCTTCCGAAGACAGTTGGTTTTCTTCCACTTTTGCTCTCCAAATAAAGGCCGTCTTTCAACAGCCCACTAAAAAGGCCAAGCGGGACGTTAATCCGGCTCGACCACCACACCCCGAGTTGCCGCATTGGGCAAGTCGAGAAATCTTTTTAGCATGCGTATCTCACCACGCAACGCAGCTGTCTCGTTGTCGGAGAGCGCGACAGCGTCGTTCTTTGTTCTGGCTTGTTCAAGTTGGGCTTCCGCCCACTTGCGCAATTGATGCCATGTGCTTGATGAGTAATCAGTCATAGAAAAAGCCAGCTCGATGGCTGGCTTTGGTAAATTTTGGGCGCACTTCGCCCGAAGAAATTCTATACCAAACTGTGGCGCGTGTGCAACAAATAAATTTATTCATTTTTAGCGCACCATAACCGGGGTTTTTGTACCGGGTTTTCCGCCGCCGCTGTCGGTTTTAACAACGTCAACCGCATCTGGGTCAACCACGGTTGGGTCCGTCTCGTCGGGCGCGGTGGACGCGGCCATCCGGCTGCTAATCAACCCGCCGCCTCCAGCTTTGAGCCCTTTACCTTTGATCACCTCGCCAATAAGCCCGGCCTCTTGCTCAGCCAGCGAGGGCCGGGTAGCTTGCGCAACCTGTGCCTTTGTTGGATCCGGCGCCTTTTTGTCAAAGGTTTCGGTCCAAGCGCCCGGCTTCTCTAAAAAATTGTTTTCGTCGTATTCGATGGTGTACGTTGTAGGCGCGCGCAGGATGCCGCCGTCGTTGTCTCTTTGTTCGGCGCCTTCTTGTTGATCGATCACGCGAACTTTGCTGGCGTCGATAACTTTTTGAGTTGCGTTGCCGTCGGCGTCAGGCTGGCCCGCCACGTAAAAATACTCGGGCTGTTTATTGCCGTACTCATCGACTCCGCCCCCACCCTTGTACACGTTGGCCATTGTCTTGACCTGTGTGCCGGTTGGGTTTGACCTAAGCATCGAATACCCGGGACTCTCAGGAATCCCGGTCCTGCCGGCGTA